TCACCTTTGAATTTAATCTGGTGCTTTGCACGTTTGTCTTCCCAGATACCGTCATGAGTCTTAAGAATAATACCTTCTTCACCTTGCTCAAGCAAGCCATTGAATATAGTATTAACTTCTTCCATAGTATCAACTTCCCAACGATCTACCAATGCAACTTTCTTGGGTTGATATGTGTCAGCCATTACGCAAAGAGATTCAAGACGCTGATTATATGGAACAGAACAAATACCTTTAGTAAACGCATCGTATGGAATTAAGTCCCAAACTGTTGCGTGAACCTTACGTGCTTCATCAGTTTTGATTGTTCCCTTGTTGGCTTTGTTCAGAATACCATTACCAGTCTGACGATCTAGAACAATACCTTTATCTTTCACCAACAACTCGCCATCGAATACGCAATTTACACCATTCGCCATGGCGATAAAATCTTCTTCAAGATTACCCAACAACTGAATCTCTTTACCATTACGACTACGAAACTCGCACTTACCGTTGCGGACAATGGCATTGAATCGCATCCCGTCCATCTTTAGTTGAACGTAAGCAGGGAACTGAATCTTTTCCACAAGTTTCTGCTCAAATGGTGAGCAAAGCATAACAGGATATTCTTTAATCAATTCTGGCCAAACTGCATTGGCACTTGATACTTGTACGCCACAATCAAGACTTTTATCAATGATACGCTCAATCACCTTAGCATCATCTGGATCTAGAGAAGAAAGCAGATTGCGTAAAAATTCAATTGCTGCATTACCAGTAACATTTCGATTACTTAATTCACATAGTTGATTCAACGCAAAGCCCAAAGTCATTGTATTGAATTTTGGATCTCGGGTATAAGCAGGAATCTTACGTTGGTAAAACTGAGTGAATGGGTCGAGAGCCAAGCGCACAACTTCACGTAGAGTTTCGTTATTGCGGTTCAATTCTAGTTGCTCAATTTTGAAATTGCGTGATGCGTTGGCAGCTAGGCTCTCAAAAAATTTATTCAGATTCATAGGTCAATCCTAACACTTTCATTAATTTGTTTTTGACACGGAGATTCGGTTGACGATAACGATCGCATGCGGTGAATCCCATCATTGTTGCAACTTCAACAACAGCACCACTACGGCAGATACCAGCATGGCAGTGAACAACTACGTTCATGTGTTTATCAAGAGCATGTTGAAGTAAACCGATAATCGCTTCTGCCTGATTGTCTTGAATTTTGCACTCATCAGGAAACCCATCCTCGTCTTCAGCGTCTAGGAATTCAAACTCATAGACTTCCTTAAACATTTGTGCATGCTTTATACAACCAAAGAATGTCGCAGGATCTTGAATGCGGATGAGCATTGCATTAGCGCCAGCGTCCATGTGAAAGCCAGTAGCTATATCACTCTTACTCAGCAAAGGCAGGATCTGCCAATGCTTTTGTCAATATCTCAACAGTGTGATTCAAATCTTTGATATACCACTCATCAATATCGGTACCACCGAAGAAAAATCCTGCCTGTGGTGGCAGCAACTCTTTGGCAAGTTTAGGTTTCTTCAACACTTCCTTACACACCTCAAGCAACTCTGTCAATTTCTCACGACTGACATGCGTTTCTTGGCACTCATCAACATCACCTTGACAGTGATGCACAAACCAAGCATGAATAGCATTAGCCTTACGCCAGTACGCTACACGAAACGTAACTTCTTGCGCACCGTAGTCACCGTCTTCGTCACCTTGGATGCCGAATGCATCGTTGATCTTTTCAATACGCTCAGAGTCAACTGGATCGAAGTGCTTACTCAAGTATCGCTTGTTGCTCAGGTACATATCTAAACCCATGTCTATCTCCTTAAATTAAATTACAAAACCAGTGGTGTCTTTCTTGGCTTTACCTTTAGCCTTCAGACCAACAATTACACCCTTAATGTCCAAGAAACGTAAGTCGGTTTCATCACCGTTAACCACAGTGCGACCGAGATATGTTTCTGGCACTTCACGAAACACAGCTGCCACGTTCATACCAGCTTGCAACGCTATACGCACATCCATATCGTTACCGTCTGCCTTGCTAAACGTCAAGTGATAGTTAGGGATATGTGAAACCTTGCGATTGTTCACTTTGGTGTAGTCATAAAACTGCACATCAGGAAACATCTGGAAAATGTTCTTGTTGTTGGCAACTTCATACTTTTCCCATGCAATGTCGCTGGTTCCATTCAAACGAAAGACAGGAATCAAACCCTTCTTTTCGGCTGAAGTCTTAGCCTTGATAATGTCAACTGTCAGCTGATTCAAAAATGCCTGACGATCGGCAAAGAATTCTTTGGTGCGACGCAAACGTGCTTGCTGGATGATGTTTGTGGTTTCACCTTTCTTCATAATGCCACCACGACCAGCTGTGTTCAAACATGCTGCTGTACAACCAGCTGTACGTTTAGGGCACACTTCCTTACCCGACAAATCTGCAGGGGCAAAGTGTAACACGAAAGACAAGTAGCCTTTCTTCTCACCCTTCATCAACTTCGGGTTTCCTACTGTCAATAAACTCATAATTATGCCTTATCAAATGCTAAGCTATATTCAACTTCTTCAATCAAACACTCAACGTGTTCACGATTTGCGAGTTTAACATAGTCCTTGGACAAGTCAAACTTCACAGTAGAGTCAAGGTTATATTTGAACGCCAGTTCGACTATCTCAAAGTCACTAAAATCATTCCACATTTTCATTCCTTTTTTCGACTAACTGTAGTTATTATACAGGAAGTCTGATTATTTGTAAAGCGAAATGTAAAAAAACCCTGCCGAGCGCAGGGTTATTAGTTGTAAAAAAGCAACGCTGGGGTTATCTATTTCCAGTACTTTGAGTAGTCTATCCTGTCCCAATAGGCATCGTTATTTCTGTTCCAAAAGTTTTTTATTAGATACCATGCCATACCAAAGTACCCCATTATTTGAAATCTTCTGCTGTCCTGTCCAAAATAGTGATTCAACAATTTAAACTTCTTGGGGTCGTATTTTTTAGACAAAAAGAAATCTTCGCTTGTTCCATACTTTTCAGCAAATCCACCATACTCTTCAAATTTATCACGACGAGTTAACATGAAAGCACCAACAGCAAACGGCACTTTGTGTTTCATGATGCTGTTTACAAAATTAAATAACATGAATCCAATTTGTGCTCGTTTGTCAGTATCATAGCACTTTGCGTACAATCCGATTAAGTCTAGATTTTTGGATTCCATCTCATCAACTGCATCACGAATAGTATTGATATCAAAGAAACGAACATCAGCATCTATGAACAAGATGTATGGAGTAGTTACCAGCTTGGCTCCATTATTCTTAGCAATACTAACTGGACCACCATCAATAACCTCAACATTCAATCTTCCCTTGGTTGATTCAATAACTTTACGAGTATTGTCAGTAGAGCAATCTGCAATGATAATTCTAGTACTGCCTATCAGTTGATTGCGCAATTGTAATAGTAACCATCCTATGTAATTTTCCTCGTTTTTACAAGGAATCACAATTGTAATTTTATCCTTCAACAACATCATCGTTTTCCTTAGTCCATGTAATAATTTCCCACTTTCCATCATGGTGCTCAACAAGAGCAGTGCATGACTCGACCCAGTCGCCATCATTCATATATATCACGCCATTGATCTCTTTTATCTCAGCATGATGTATGTGTCCACAGATGACGCCATCGAATCCTCGTTTCTTGCAGTATTGAGCAAGGTTTTTCTCAAATTGAAATATAAAGTCTACTGCCTTTTTGACTCTGTGTTTAAGATACTTGCTAAGGCTAAAGTACCCAAAACCCATACGACGACGAATCCAATTAAATTTACCGTTGAGGCTAAGAACAATGTCATATGCTTTATCTCCTAAAAATGCTATCCAAGGCGTAAGACGTGTAATGCCATCGAATAAATCTCCATGTGTGACTAGGTATCGTTTACCGTCAACTCCTACATGTTCTGTTTGGTTTTTTATTTCAACTAGACCGAAAGAAAATCCATAAGGGATCATCGGTCTTAAGAATTCATCATGGTTACCTGCAATGTAGATTACCTTAGTGCCACGCTTAGCATGACCCAACACTCTTCGCACTACATTGGTGTGGGTTTGTTTCCACTTCCACTTGTTCTGCTGAATCTTCCATGCATCAATAATGTCACCTACAAGATATAAAGTCTCGCAGGTGTTATGTTTAAGAAAGTTGTTTAACTTGTTTGCTTGGCAATCACGAGTACCTAAGTGCACATCACTTATGAATATCGTTCTATATTTCATCACGGCTTCAGCTCGCCACGTTCGATCAAAATCTTTTTATTAGCCTGATGTTCTGCCTGTGTCAAGTCTTTGTTTTCACCTTTGTATGGCACAGCGTAGTTGTTTTGAATTAGCCAGTCATTGACACGAGTGCCATCTTCAAGAATAAAAACACCAAGGATTCTACCAAACTTGTCATCGTTGCTGTCAGGTTTTTGCGTTTCAATAACTTGCCATGAACCAACAGGTAGTTTCTCTGTTAATTTCTTTTTAGAAAGTTGACCACGAACTTTTTCTTCTGCAATAGTAGTTCTTGATTCTGGAGTATCGATACCAGCCATGCGCACTCTTTGATTAGCAAGGACAATTTTAAACCCTAAGTCTAAATCAATATCAACTGTGTCTCCGTCGAGAACTTTGAGAATCTTACATTTGTACTGGTACATATCTATTCCTTTTTATTATACTATTTATATCGGTCTTTATCGTTGTACCAGTCTTTGAACATAACACCAAACACCATTAGGAACGGTATCATGCATAGCATGAACAATATATCATTGAATGTGATAATAATATTGAAGTACATACGTTCCTTGGTTAATTTTTAGCATAATCGTCTCGTTCTTTCTTTTCACGAGCTTCACGTTCTTTTTGTTGCTGTCGTATAACTAGTAGTCTCTTGGCAACTTTCTCTTCGTATATTCGTTTTTCTTCCATCTGCCCGTAAATTGCAACACCGCCCATGGCAAATGCAAATAAAATCACTGACCCTGCTATAAAATACATGGCAAAGATAAACTGATCTGCCATTTTCTTCTTGTGGGCTAGTGCACGTTCTTCTTCTGCACGTTGGGCTTCGGCACGTTCTCTAAAAAGTCTAGTGCGCTCGGCAATCATTTGTTCCCAAATCTGTGGCTTACCTAACTGCCAGAGAATCATATCTTTAAGTTCACGCTCTGCTTGTCGTAGAGCATCACTGTGCATTGCTATTTGAAGTGCTTCATGCCCTAACTCTGCATCAGATTTGCCCAGTAGATTAGCTTTGGCTTTTAGCTTTGTTCTTTCGCGATGAATAGAATCTGAGGATTCAAAAAATTTACTGAATTGTCCTACTAGACTGTTGATATCTTTACCAAGCGCTATGGCTTGTTTGATGTGGCTAACAGCTGATTGTGCAGCCGCAAATGCAAGACCTATTGTTACTGGGTCCATTACTTCTTCTTTTCATCTTTTCTTGGTGCATCTCTATCACGCCATTCTAAACATACAACTTTACGATTGTATACATCACCTGTCCATGTCCATCGAACACATTCTAACCTAGTTGCTTCTACTGGAATACTAACTAACAGTAAAAGTAGCAAGTAGTTCATGTCATAGAACCAACCAATACCCTTGTGCTAAAATCAAAGCAGCGATTCCACCAACTCCGATACTAGCCCAGTACATACGATTGTTAACTGCAAGAATAGATGCAGATAACAAAACGATAGCTAACTGGAATAACATACTACTAAAGGTAAGCCATGGACCATGTGCTCTGGCAGCTTCACGTTCAACTTCTTGTTGACGTGCTTTTGCAAGCAACTCTTTCTTACCTTCACCTGTTTTAGGATCAGATTCATAACGATCTATTTTGCTTTGTAGTTTAGCTGCACGTTCATGCTGCCTCTTAGCCTTAGCTTCTTCTAGTTGCCCCTCAGCAATAGATTGCTTGATAGACTTAGATTGGTAAAAGCCATAAGTGTTAGATGCTTGTAGCAGCTTGGTTTGTGCAATACCGCTAAAGTTATTCACTAGGTATGTGTTACCAGCTAGGAACAAAGCCATGATAACGATAACGAAACCTGCTTTGTCTTTAATTTGCGCTTCACGTTCGCTACGTGACAATGGTTTTTCTTCTGCCATAAGATTCCCTTTTTATTATTTTTATATAATCTTTGGTTTTGTCCCAACACCTAAAACACAAGCTATTTCCGTGTTCTTCTTTAATAATGTCCAGTTACCCTCTGCGTCTTCCCATAGAGAATATAATGAACCATCTACAATATCTAAACCTGTCCAGGTCAATACTTCCTTTTGTTGTTTAGAAAGGAATTCTATCAGTGGAGCGACTGCACCGCATCTCACTGGATAGTTGTAATTAAATGGTTGCACTTGAGAATGTACTGACAACGAAACACTAAAAAGTAACAATGCTATTGTTTTCATATTTTTTTGTTCTTTCTTTATCTACCTACATATACCTGAGGTAACGCTTCTCTTCTTCGTTCTTCTTCTGTCTTTGGGAAAAACTCATTGCCATATTGAGGATACATTTCTTGACGAGATTTTGCCACTAACATCATCATGAAAAAGAAAGCGAAAACGCAAATCATGACACCAACACCCCACATAGCTTGTTCAGTCATTTGTCTTTTTCTTGCTGCTCTACGTCTTTCATCTGCAGCGTTTCTCTGCATTTGTTTGGCGATAAGAACACTTTGCTCCTTACCCATCTGTTTCATCATGTCTTCAACTTCTGTATAAAGAGCACCAAGTTCAGCTGGGCATTGGTATACCATCAATTCACGTAACTCTTTACTCATTTGTTCTAGCTGCTTACGCATCAGAACACGTTGTAACGCACGTTTACCTAGCGATGAGTCGCCAGTATATATTTCATTCTTAGCACGTCTTTCTTCTTCATCAAACACAGCCATGCATTTGTAGAAGTTATCATAATACGTACCTAAGTGATTGCCGATCTCTGCATAAATGCCAGTATGCTCATTAGAGTTGGCTTTCTTGTTTAAGGTTATTACCTCATTCTTTTCACGAATGTATTGATTGCGTTGCTCAACAGTGGCAGGTTTATCTGGTGGATGTAGTTTATTAAACTGATTATCCAGATCTTTAAGGACATCCTTAACATCACCCGCAGCACCCTTGATATCTTTGTATAACTTACAACCAGCTTTAACAGCAGAAACTGCACCGTTGGCTAACGCAAAGAGGGTTAACGGATCCATAGTTCCCCTTTGTTATTCTTTTTATGGGTTGCCTCATAGCTATGAATAACAAAGGAAGATTGCCATCTATCAACTCAAATTACTTAAACCTTTCAGGTCTTCCATGCCTTGGAGATTTAACGATCTCTTTAACATCAGAAGAAATAGTGAATTCTTCACTCACTTCAGATTCCTTTGAACTTGTTTCTTGTGTAGTATTTGGTGTGGAAACAATGTCCTGCACTTTATTTAGGAAAGATGCCGTTTCAGGAGGGGTTTGGGTACGATTAAATAGCTCTGGCGACCACTGTTCTTTGGGTTCATCCTTTGGTTCTTCATACGTTGTAGTGGTAGTAGAAGTCCAAGTAGTTACATGTGGTTCTGGTACGGTAACTTCCGCAAACTGGGTTAAATCTACCGCTGGTTCCGATGTTGGTGGAGGTGGAACTACAACATGTGTTCTGGGACTAATGTAAGACTTAACCTTTGGGATAGATCCGATATTGATATCTGGTGGTTGATTCCTTAGTTCTTCCATTCGCACTTCACGATTGTATGCGATTAACAATAGAACAGCCAATGGATCAAATACCAACACAATCATAATGATGACAATACGGACTGCTTTCTCCAACATATCGTCATCAGTCTTGTCATCATACAGTAATGCTGCGATATACTTGATTGGTCCAACCTCAGCCTCAACCTTACGGACTTCAGCTGCAATGGGAGCACGTTCTTCGTTTAGCTTGGCGATCTCTTTTTGGGCAGTTCCGATTTCTGATAAGAGGATGGCTCGCTCTCTTTGTTGCTGTCTACGGATAACAACGGCACGTTCAGCACCTTTGGTATCATCGCTTCTTGAAAGAGTTTGATCGACTTGAGCATCCATTTGTTGGATGGCTTTGCGTGACGTGTCAACGTTATCTTTTTGTGTTTTGATTTTCTCATCTATTAAATTCAGTTTAGAGGCAACATCTCCAGATGGGATTGCCTGATCCAAGTGAGCCTTCGACAGATAGCCAAAGATACCCATACTTGTGAGTAGCATTAAAATGATCAATGCTGTAGTGAAGTAGGTCTTCATCAAAACTGGAATCTCTTTCCAATTTTTATATAACCATGAAGCTACAACAAGTTTTGATGCTTCCAGCGTACCACCCATGATCATAATGGGAATGGCAGACGCAGCGAAAATTGCCACCAGACCAGCTACTGCATAGTAAGCTGCGATGGCAGATAAGGTTAACGCTGTTCCTAACAGTAAGTATGTCATCATAATTTATTTTTTATGTGAGATCCATGAACCCTAACGGATATTTGTCCATTATAGTAATCATCTGTCTCCAGTACCTTTCTTGTAAATTGTTCTCTGGCTTCTATGTATGAACACAGAGCCTTCGAGTTACAATAGTATAGAATCTCACGTTTGAAACTATCCTTCCCGAGTGATTCTACATCCTTATTCAGTTCAATACTAGAACCATAGTAAGTCATCCAATCAGAATCAATTTTTGATCTAATCTTCTTTTTCTTCTTTGTTCCATTTTTCAAAGTCACAGTCTTGTAACTGGTCTTTGAGAACTTCGATAATTTCTTACCGATGTACTGCCTACCTGAAATGAGGTTTGTGATGTTATACACAAACCCCACACAGTCTTCTGGTAATTCTTCTACGATTTGATCTTGATAAGTCCACATAATGGACTATTTATCAAACCCTTACGCAGCGAATTCCAGAAGTTCTTGCTCGTTCATGGTGCCGACTTTGCGTTTGAGTTCATTACCAGCTGCGTCAAGCAATACCATGGTAGGAACACCACGAATACCGTAACGAATGGCAACTGCCTCATCTTGCTCGATATCAATCTCTTGGACTGGCACCTTTAGTTTATCACCTGCGCCAGCAACAACCATTGTCATTGCTTTACATGGTCCACACCATGTAGCTTGAAATTTAAGAATCTTCATCTATGTCTTCCTCTTCAAAAATATCATGACCACAAACTGGACAGAACACTACGTCCTGATGTTTGTACTCATCACCCTTTAACTTAATATTACCTATTGCGCCACAGTCCTCGCATTCAAATGCTTTTGTAGTAGACATTATGCTGCTTTCCCCCATACGTCCTGCCAGTCACCCTTTAGTGCACCTTTGGCATAATCGGTTACACGGTTCTCAAAGAAGTTGCCATGAGTCGGGGCATTAATCATTTCCTCTACCCATGGTAGTGGATTGCGTTTAACTTTAAAAATTCCCTTAAGACCAAGGGATATAAGCCTACGATCAGCAATATAGCGAATATAACGCTTAACATCTTCAGGAGTAAGATCTGGCATGTCACCCATACTAAAAGCAAGATCGATAAATTTGTCTTCGAGTTCAACCATGCGCTCAGCGATTGTGTAGATCTTTCCTTTAAGTTCATCATTCCAAATTTCCTTATTCTCTTCAATATAAGTACGGAACAGCTTGATCATGTTCTCGGCATGTTGAGTTTCGTCAACGATAGACCAAGTAACGATCTGCCCCATACCCTTCATCATGCCATGACGTGGCATGTTCAACAACATAATGAATGATGAGAATAACTGCATACCTTCAGTAAAGGCAGAGAATGCTGCGATGTTAGTTGCAACTGATTCAGTGGTTCCATCCTTGAGAGATAGATCCATAAAGTAGTCATGCTTTTCACGCATTTCTGCATACTCAAGAAACTCAGCATAGGTGCTGTCTGGCATACCAACAGTTTCAATCAGGTGACTGTATGCTGCAATATGCAATGCTTCACGTGCTGCGAAACCCAACAACATCATACGCACTTCTGGTTGTTTGAAGTGTGGTAAGTAGTTGGTCACATAACCACCAGCAACGTCAATGTCGCCTTGTGTAAAGAAGCGGAAGATGTTAGTTAGAAAGTGTTTCTGACTTGGAGTCAGTTTGTTCTTCCAGTCCTTAACGTCTTCAGCCATCGGCACTTCGGTGTGCATCCAATGTGACTGCTCATGCTTTAGCCATGCTTCATAAGCCCATGGATAATGAAAAGGTTTAAACGAACTGCGTTCGTCTGTTAATTTTAGTTTTTCTTTTTTAACCATTTTGTTCTTTCTCTTTAAGTAAGTCGAGGAACACTTTGAATGCATCTTTGTGCATGTGTAATGTTGCAACTTCTTGATATTCTTTTTCTTCTTCGTCTGGTGTTTCCAGAATTTTAATCTGAGAGATTCCTACTACCTCATTGTCAACATCAATCACCATAAACTTATACTTAACATCTGCATACTCATAGTCTTCTGTGCCATAATCTGCACCAAGTGAAGGAATCAATTCTTTTACGATAATCTCTTTCTCAATCATTATTTTTCTCCAATGTAAAGGCAACCGTACAGCTTGGTGTTAGTGGTTGCAGTTCGAACTTATATCGGGAAGGAATATAAACCATGTCACCCTTCCTCAACTCTTTCTTTAATTTAGTATCACCTTCAAACACAGTTAAACCAGTGCAACCCTCAGACTGTAGTAAGAAGATGTCATCACCTTCTGATGTATGCCCAGTGCCAGTTCTTGATAGATAAACCAACAACTGCGTAGAGGAAATCTTATCACGAAGAAACTCTTCAAACCCTTCAATGAAAGAGTTAATCTCATGTATAGATTCTGCTTTCGGTAAAGTGAATGACAAAATTCCAGTTGGCGCACCTAGTTCATATACAGCACAGTAGTCTAGGTAGAAGATAGGAATTTCCCAACCAAAAGGTACGGAAACTTCTTCCTCCATGTATAACCAAGCCTCGTTGGTTATTGCTTCATTAATCTTTTGTTTAGAACTCTCATCAAATTTCATATTAACCCTCGCATGCCAAACAGTCTTGACCTTCTGCCAATGCTTTCAAGTCGATCTCTTGGATAACTTCTCTTTCAATTCTCTTAGAGACTTTATCTGCTTTACCAATCTTTTCAGATCTGCAATAATACATGGTCTTGAGTTTCTGCTTCCATGCTTGGAAGTGGACAGCATGTAGATACTTGACGTTGACGTCTGGTCTAAAGAAAACATTGACTGATTGTGCTTGGTCAATAAACTCTTGTCGGTCAGATGCATGCTCAATGACCCATCGCTGGTCAATTTCCATGGATGTTTTAAAGACATCACGTTGTAGTTCGTCAAGGAAGGTGAGATGCTGAACGGAGCCATCGTTAGCGATGATACTGCTCCAGATTTCGTTATAGTCCACTTTAGGGTCATTTTCACATACTCCTTTGATGATTGCATCTAGGTAACGGTTCTTGTTTAAGTGAGAACCTGATAAAGTATCTTGGCGATAAGCATTGGCACGATAAGGTTCAATAGAAGGACTAGTATTGCCCATGAGAATGGAAGAAGAAGCATTGGGAGCGATAGCCATAAGATGACTAAAGCGAAGACCAGTACCTTCTGCATCAGGTGCTTCACCTCTCTCAGATCCCAGTTGTATGTTCGCCTCATTTAACTTAATCCTTATCTTACTGAACATTGAACGATTTGCTACTTTTGCCATCACTCCTTCAAAGGGGATGTTATTACGTTGTAGATAAGCATGGAAACCCAAAGCACCAATACCAATGCTGCGCTCACGAGTAGCAGAGTATATAGCCCTGGAAATGGTATCAGGTGCATTAGCAATAAAATACTCCAACACATTATCGAGCATTTCAGCGACATCACGCAAGAAAGTAGGATGGTCTTTCCACTCATCATAATACTCTAAGTTTAATGAAGACAAGCAGCAAACAGCAGTACGTTCTTCATTTGTTGGTAGAATGATTTCTGAACACAGGTTAGACTGGTGAACCTTCAATCCCTTATCCTTTAACCATTGAGGTAACTTGCGATTAGACTCATCAATAAAGTGTAGGTATGGTTCGCCAGTTTGCATACGCAACTCTAGAATCTTCTGCCACAAGTCACGTGCCGATACAGTCTCACGATGCTCTCCACTGTTCGGATCGATAAGTTTCCAGCTGTCATCAAACTCTGGATCTAGCATAGCCTTCTCAATAATTTCCATGAACGCATCTGGGATGTTAATGCCATGATGTAGATTCAAGCAACGCATGTTCTGGTCACCAGTTGGTTTACGCAACTCTAGAAAAGGGATGATATCAGGATGAGATATATCAAGATAAGCAGCATAAGACCCACGACGAGTGCGACCTTGGCGATAAGCCAGAGACGAAGCGTCATACATCTTGAGATGAGGCATGACCCCAGTTGACTTATCGTCAGCTGAGCGAATACCAAAGCCAATGCCAACACCGCCACCAAGCATACTAAGCCAGTTAGTTTCGCTAAGATTATCAACTAGTCCCTCCGCTGTGTCTTCGATGTAGTTTAAAAAGCAGCTAATCGGCATTCCACGTTTGCTACGCCCAAAGGATAGGATAGGCGTAGAATACGACAACCAGTGTCTGCTGGCGTGATCGTACAAGCGCTGAGCATGCTCAGGATTGCTACCAAAGGTACTCGACACATAGGCAAACCTTTCTTGTGGTGATTGTTCTTCTTCCTTCATGTAGGATTCACGCAGTCGGATTTTACCCAACACGTCAAACAATTCATCACGTGAATAGTCGACCCTTATGCCATGCACAATATCTTCCATACTTACTCCAATTTTTAATTATTATTTACGAACTCTGATGCCATAGGAAATACCTCGGCAATGACTCTTGCGCACTCTCGTGCAACTTCCATGTGTTCTTTCTGTGTGCCGTTACCGCTTCTAAGTTCAATGAAGTGAATCCATGAACGTAGCGTACCGTTTACGTAAAGACGAGATACTGTGTTTCCTTCAGGTAGAATTGCTCTTGCCTGTTCCTTGGCTATTCCTTTTGAGATAGCTTCGGCATAAGTCTCTTTTACGTAGTTGATAATAAATTGCTGTTTAGCAGTCCACCATGCCTGAAGTTCAACATTGCTTGTCTCAATAGAATTCTGTCTATTCTTAGTATCTTGAAGACGAGCATCACGAATGACGAAGTCTAGATCTTGTGTTGGATCAGCATAACGCTGAGAGAATTCTTGAAAAGAGAAAGAGCGATGACGTAACATCTGGCGAGCAATGTCTCGAGTCGTTGTAACTTCAAGACATGCGGACACCATTTCAAGTGGTGACCAATGTTTATTCTTAATTAAATAACGGATAAGTTTATCCGCTGTATCCATATTCATTTGATTGGATGGGTTGCTGACACGTGCACAAAATGCCACAAGTTCCTGCACATCCATTAGTCCTTCTTCATACATCTCACGAGAAGGTTTGCTGTAACTAATTAGCTTAACATTCATATTATACCTCAACATTTCTTCCATGTCGCAAAGTGCATTTGCGCTTCTAAACCATTATATGAGTTTGTATTTATTAAATTTACAACCTCTTCGATTGTCTTTCCAGACATTACCATTTCATTGATATCCTTTTGTTCTACCGTTTCGGGCATCATACACACACGATAACCAGCGGTGATGTATTTATTCAATTGCTTACAGATGTCTTTGTTGCGTGGCTCATTATCCATAACAACAGTACAATTTGTTTTGATTTTCTGAATAGTATCGATATCAAAACTTGCACCTGCCACTGCGATACAGTTGGGTAGGAACAACGAATCTACTTGTCCCTCAACAACGTAGATATGCTTTGAAAAGTCAACTCTCTCAAGACCATAAACCTTTTCTGCATCTTCGTCTAACTTGATGGTGTAATACTTAGGTTCTTCTGGACCAAAGGATCTACCACTGAACGCAAATACTTTACCATGTGTATTGAAGAATGGAAAGATCAAGCGAGGATGATCATCATTCTCATTGGTAAACTTAAAGTGAACGCTGTTAGTCCACTTTTTAAACTTCATACAAAAGTACATCAGCTGTAGTTTGTCCTTGGGAATTTTACGATCTAAAACATACTTAACTGCAGGATGGTCTTCAGGAAGTTTGTCAAGACGTTTTAAGTCTTGCAGTACTGAGTCTTCAAGCACTACCTCTGGCTTACGTTCTTCTTTGAACATCGGTGTTACGTCCTTGTGTGAGTTGTACCTCACAGTGCCAGATTTGTACCGTTCGATTACGTACTCGTCGTACAGGGTTTGATCAACAAACTTGATGAAGTTACCGATGTTCGTTCCGTACCCGCAGTTGTGGCACATCACAAACAGGTCTGACTTCTTTCGATAGATGAAGCCACGTGCCTTTAGTTTGTTGGACGAACTATCACCGCAGACTGGGCAGGAATAGTTCCACAGATAGTCTTTCTTCTGCTTGAAGTTACGCAAGCGAGGAGCAAGCATATTTGCATACTTGGTATCAATGTATAACATAATTATAGTCTAAACGAAAAAGGGATAGAGTAATTATACCCTATCCCTTACTAAAAAGCAAGCCTTGCAGTTTAGCTTACAAACTTTGCAAAAAAGTCTAGATGACCTATTAAGTAACCAATAACAATCGCACCACCAACAATCATCCACTTCCAACGTTCCAAAAGATCAATCCTGCCAGCAAGGCTGTCAATCTTCCTTCCCATTTCAGCATGTTGGTCTTCGTCATTTCTAGCCAAGTCATCAATCTTTTTATCAATGTGATCAGTGATCTCACGATTACCAGTAGTAATGCGGGAGTGTAGTTCTTTGATGTCTTGTTTCACGGCAGCAACATCTTCTTTAATGCCTTCTACTTGCGCTTCCAATTTGGCTATTCTTTCTTGCGGTAATATTTCCATGAGTATACTCTTATTTATTGTAAATGGATTGTTGCAATTTAATCCATTCTTGCAGTGATTTTAATTGCTCTGCGTTTTGGTGGCATATACTATAATTACCAACTACTGTTTCGGTGACGGTAGAGAGTTTAGTGGCTGAGGTTCCTTCATCAGCGAGTCTGGCGGTGTCGGGAACTTCATTTTTACTGGCACTGTCGTGGAGCACGACGAAAGCATTAGGGATAGGACACTTAGCATCAGACTCTTTAGTAATATACTTTGGCACTTCTTTGATGATGACATCACCCTTCTCCTTAACAATTTGTATTTTGGTCACATACTTGGTGACAACTTTGGTTGTAACTTCAGCAGAAGCAGTTTCTTTCTGAGCCATCTCAAGTTTAGCTTCAGCAACCTTTGCTTCCCATTTTTCTTGATTGGAGATACCACCTTCCATGTAAACACCAAACACTAGTATAATGATTGATGCAACTTGAATCGGTACTCTATACATCGACACAAATGGGATAAACTTTAGCACCAAAGATGTAATTAATCCACCTATACCTACTAAGACAATTAGGTGGAAGATCCAGAAAGGTAGAAAGTCAAGTATCCACATTACTGTTCCTTAAAGTTAACAGCAGTAGTTATTAACTTTTTACGACGCATGGCGTCTTTAGGTTTAATGGTAGGCTCATCAGTTGATACTGCAGCACCTGTAGCATTGGCTGCGACTTCTTCCATAAACTTTTTTACAACTATCTCTTCTTCAACTAGAGTTACGTCTTGTCTATCTACGATGTTTAAAATTTCTTTATATCGTTCTTCAAGTCTACTCTCAGTAATAACTACTTTTGATTTTGTATACGATTCTTTGATAAGAAAAAACGCAGCAATCATATTCTTGGTGCGGGTTTCGCCACCTGGTAGTTTGTTAATAATGCGCTTCATATTGAACACTAATCTGTGTAGATAAGTGAATGCGCTTTTCTCTGCAGTGGTTCTTAATGACGATGCTTTCTTAAGCACTTTACCCTTTTCGTCAATGATACCTTGCTTGTAAGCATCTGTCTTGTCAAATGGTGTGACAATCATAGACAGAATCTTATAAGCGATTAGGTTACTGACAATGATAGGTGTTGACATTAAATCTTCCTTAGTACCGATATCAATTTCTCATCGAGTATGACATCGCTAACTTGTAATTCGGTATCAGGGATTTGTTCTGGCATACGGTTAAGGTAAACCAAAATCGTAACCAGAACATCCCAATATTTGTCTTCTATCTTATAGAACAGCATGCGAGTGGCAGCTGCTCCAAAGACATTATAAAGAACGATAATGTGATTCAGTATCAATCTCTCTCGAAGATCACCGTTTACTCTGTATCGGGTGATTAACTTCTTGAGATAGAGAAACTTCTTGAGGTCTTCTTCAAACTCCTGTAAGCTATGACACTGCGGATTGTCATAGTGCTGCATAGCATACAGGTTAAAGTTTTCCTCGTCACTCAGCTTCTGGTTTTGTGTCACCGACAGCTGCTCCATCTTCATCTTTCAGTAATCTCTCACATTGCTGAATCGCACCGTTATACAGATTGATTTCAGCTTCAGCTTGTGCAATTGCATTACGCAGTTGCTGTAGACGCTCACGCTTTTCTACAATAGCTTTTTGATATGTTTCAAGATCATTTTGTATTTTCTCTGTCAAAGACATAATATGCTCCAATAATAATTAAGATTAAACTGTACCAGTAATTGTAGTACGACCGTTAGTAGAAAGAACAAACCACTTACCACTCTTGAACATTAGAGTAGCAGCATCGCCAACGTTGGTAAAGGTTAAGCTAGTGTATCCACCACGTGTAGTTGGTGCCAAAACTGCAGTATAAGTAGATGCCTTAACTGCTAGAACAACATGCTTAATCTGACCGTCAGTACCGTTAGCCAAAGCAATGTTAGTCATGCTACCGTTAGTAGTATCCAACAAAGAAACTGCTTTGTCAGTTGCCAACGTCAATCCTGAACCAGCACCAGTTATAGTTTCTGTGGATTGCATGGATAGATAACCACCAGTGATCATCAAGTTACCATTAACATCCAACTTAGCGTTAGCTGCGATAGTAGCTGTGTTAATACCAACTGCGTTTGCAGAAACGTCAACAAAGAAGGAAGTGACGTCAGATCCGCCAGATGCCTTAACTGAGAAGTCGTTTGCTGTAGAACCAGCTGAGTTAATAACGATTGGTGTATTTAAATTCTGTAGAAAGTTCTCTACAGTAAGTTTCTTGTTTGTGCCACCTTGAACGATGTTAAACAAGTCTGCCGATGCAGCGGAGGTCGCTGCTGTTAATTCCGAGATTTTCTGATCTGCCATTTTAATTCTCCTATTCGATAATAATGGGCTTTAAAGTTAGGACGCTTTGTTACAAACGTCCCACACATCTAGGTTCATAATATAAATTTCAATTGCTAGTTATTTAGCTAACAAAAGTTAGTGTTGCTACATCAGAAGTAACTTCTGAAGCACCACCTGCTGAGGTAACCTTAACACGATACTGGTCACCATTGTTTGCAACCAATTGACCAGTCAACGCTAGAGAAGCGGAAGTTGCAGCAGATACGTTAGCGAAACGAGTTGTACCAACTGCTTTCTTCTGCCATTGGTATGCCAATGTACCACCGCCAGCTGTTACAGTAGCTGTTACGCTAAATGTAGCACCGCCAGAAGAAGTATTCTGGTTGGCTGGTTGTGTGCCGATAGTGATAGTGTAAGCTGCATCAGCTGCGGTAGTATCGTCAGAACGGTCGCCAGCGTTTGCAGCAGTTTCAGACATCGGTACTAACAATTCAGTTTTGTAACGAGTTGTACCTGCTGAGTCGGTGTAAGTGTTATACAGCCACCAGCCAGCGCCATTTAGACCACGTAGCTTATTAGCTGCTTGTTGAGCTTCGGTTACATCAACAAAGATGCATTTTGCTAGATCGGCAGTGCTCAAGTGTTTTGGGCGACTTGCGTCTGCGTCTGTTTTTCCCCATAGTGCCATTTTAATTCTCCTTGAATTCTTATTTGTTATTTAGGTAGCTGATCCACGGTTCTTAGAACCAGCTGGGCGACCACGACCACGCTTTTCAGCTGGTGTGTTGTCATCTGTTCCAGTACTCATTCCAGTATCTGGGTTATATTTGCGTGTAACGATAGTACGACCATCAACACGCTTGATCTCATAACGACCTGAGGATACTTCAGACTTCTTAGATTTGTAGTCAAATGCATTCTCTTCGATTTCTACTTCTTCGTTGGTATTCTTTGGTAAGTTTGCAGTTACTTTGAACTTGTGCAGCTTACCATCACCAAGTTCCTTGTTTGCCTTGATGTGAACTTCTTTACCATCGTTTTTCAATACTTTACCTTGCATTTTATCGCCAGTCTTACTAGCATAGAAGTCTACTTCACGATTTGCTGGTTGATGGATATCCATCTTAGCATGGTCTGGGTGCATAACACCTTGCGATGCATACTCACGTCCGTTAACACGTGCCTCATCAATCTGTTCAGTTTCTTCTTTACGTAGCAACTTGAAGTCATGGGTATCGACTTTACCGTTTTTGTTTTTATCAATCTTGTGTTGATTACCTTTTAGTGCTTCAACAAAGGATGCGAATGTTAACATAGTTTCTTCCTTTTTATCTTCTTTTACATTTGTTGGATGACCATTGATAGGTTTCTTGGTCGCCTTGTACGCTTTGTTTTCTGGAGTGCCCTTGATATATTTTCTATCTGGAACTGGAGCAACTGGTGCTTGTTCTTTGATATTTCTATGAGTAAAGTGCACTTTAGTTTTGCCACCATGTTCCTTTTCAACATGAGCAGAGACACCAGATGAGTGGTGAACTGGATCACTCTTTGCTGTCATCTCATCACGATTGTGGTGCATGGTGAATTCATTTGGCTTTGAGTCATATCCACCAGTTTTCTTGTAACCCATCTTCTTAAGATGATCGAATACTTTTTGGTGGTCTGAATCAGTTTCAACATGCTTCATGTTGTGAATAGGTTTGCCATCTCTCTTGTAAGTGCTTTGCTTTGCAGCTGAAGACTTAACACCTTTAGAGAAATCAGAGATATGTTTGCTTAACTCTGCATGTGATTCAGTTAACTCAACTGATTCTTTAACTTCATTGTCCAATACAGACTTGGCACGATGTAGCGAACCATACGTATCGATATGAGTAGTCTTACCTTTATGCTCTCTGTGAACAGAGTAATCAGTTGGAGAGTCTTGCATAATGTGATACTTAGCACCATCAGCACCAGTTCTTGTATGGACTAACTTAGTAGCACCAGTTGTTTTTTCTTCACCAAGTTCTTGTTTTGACTGTAGATAATCTCTAACAGTTGTGATGTAATCTTGTGCTAGTGTGATTTTAGATTGAACCCACTCTGGCATGTTCTCGTCGTCCTCGATCATGTCAATCAAATCTTCACAATTACGCATAGTAGTTTGTAGTTGAGTGCGAGCCATTTGACCTTCGTAGTCATACTCGCCCTTATCAACATCTTCGTTTTGCTTTTGCAGTTCTTTTTTAACTGCAGGGTGTTGCGCAAGACCTTTATTAACTTTGTCCATTGCTTTGACTGCACCAGTCATATTACCACCAGCATAACGCTTGTCTCTGGCAATACCAATTCCCTGCTTTACTTGCATAGATGTAGGAGTAGCTTCGTCTAACTCTACTTCTTCGCTAAAATAACTATGAGGAACTGTAGTCGTGGTAGATGTCTTGTTAGAAGTAAAGTGAACATCTTGAACATCACGATGAACATTTACTTTAGTACCAGTCTCATCTCTAAAAGAAGTTTTCTCACCATGTTTTAAATTTCTAATTGCTTTTTGATGTTCTGGATGTAAAGGATATGAATGACTGGCTCCATGATGAACAGTCATTACTTTACCCCCTTCAT